GACAGGTAACGTAGTTGCACTTCCTAACAACAGAGTTAGAGCAACAAGTCCTGCATTATGGGTTACAGGCGAAGGTGCTCCTGACTTCACTCCTTCACAGTGGACACACTCAGCAGAAGCACATGAGTCGTATCTAGACCCTTTTACAACATTTAACAATCTATATTCCGATGGTAGCCAAGTTAGAAACAATAAGAAAAAAAATAAGAAGTAAAAAGAAACTTGGCTTCTCTGAAAGAGCACGAGCAGTAAGCAAGGGATTGTTACCATCAAAGGCAAAGAAAAATGGCAGTAAAAAGAAAAAGTAAAAGCACAGTAAACAAAGCAGGTAATTATACAAAACCTGCTTTGCGTAAAAGAATATTTAACAGAATAAAAGCAGGTGGTAAAGGTGGAGCTCCGGGTCAATGGTCTGCACGTAAAGCACAGATGATGGCTAAAGCCTACAAGAAAGCAGGTGGAGGATATAGAAACTAATGCCACATTATACTAGACCATTAAAAACAGTTATAGGTAAATTAAAGAAAGCATCTAAGGCTCATGCAGGTCAAGCGAAAACTTTAACGAAGATTATGAAAGACCAAAAGAAGGGGTACAAGAAAGTTGTCAAGAAAAAAAAGAGATCCTAAAGTTGGCACAGGTAAAAAACCAAAAGGCAGTGGCAGAAGACTGTATACGGATGAAAACCCTAAAGACACAGTTGGCATCAAGTTTGCCACCCCTGCAGATGCAAGAGCCACAGTTGCAAAAGTTAAAAAGGTTAATAAGCCATATGCGAGAAAGATACAGATACTTACAGTCGGTGAGCAAAGAGCTAAAGTAATGAAGAAGACTGAAGTTGTTAGCATATTTAAAAAAGCAAAAGAAAGTTTAAAAAGAGCAAATGACCGAAAAAAGAAAAAGATGTGACACTTGTGAATGTTATGATTGTGACACAGAAGAGTGTAACTGCGATTGTCATGAGCAAGAAGACGAGGTGTTAGGAGCACCTGTATGATTGAGTTTGTGTTAGTGTTTATGATGGGAGTAAGAGTAATAGACCAAACACAAACTTTCCAAGACATAGATAGATGTTTATATTTTGCACAGAGACTACATAGACAGCCACCCATACCACAAAAGGAAGGACCTAATTTACGTATAACTGCATATTGTAAGCCAAAAAGGAAAAGATAATGTTAGCAGAACTTGCCGCAGCAAATGCAGCTTTCGGAGTAATAAAAAATTTTATATCTAATGGAAAAGAACTTTCAGGTTGTGTAAAACAGATATCTGATTTTGTATTCTCAAAAGAACAGTTAGAAAAGAAGGCAAGTAAGAAAAAAGCAAGTGGTGGTGGTGGAGACTTAGAAGAGTTCATGGCTCTTGAACAGATAAGAGAGAAAGAAGAAGAACTCAAGAAGATAATGATTTATCTAGGAAGACCCGGACTTTGGCAAGATTGGCAAAGATTTCAAGCAGAGGCTAGAAAGTCAAGAAGATATGCAGAGAAGATGGCAGAAAAGCGTAGACAAGAATTAATAGAATACGTAGGATATGGAATAGCTTTTATCTTCATATTATTTTTTGCAGGAATATTAGCATGGCTACTAGCAAAATGGATGGGTAAACTATAATGGCATTAAAAAAATCACAGAGGTCACTAGTTGCGTGGACAAAACAAAAATGGCGAACAAAGTCTGGTAAACCTAGTACACAGGGGAGTAAAGCAACTGGTGAGCGTTATCTACCTGAAAAAGCAATTAAGGCTTTATCTCCCTCTGAATACGCCGCCTCTTCGGCTGCTAAACGCAAAGCGACTAAGAGAGGTAAACAATTTTCTAAACAACCCAGCAAGATTGCAAAGAAAACATCAAGATTTCGTAAATACAGCTAAGTTAAAAGAAAACTTAAAACAAGAAAGAATAAGAGAGAAGATAGCAAATGATACAAGCATTAATAGGACCAATAGCAAACCTCGCAGGAACGTGGTTTCAAAACAAAATAGAAAAAACAAAGGCAGATGGACAAGCTAAAGTTGCAGAGGCAAAAGCTCGTGCTACTGTTGCAGAGAAAGTCGCAACAGGTCAAGTGGAGTGGGAAGGCAAGATGGCAGATGCTACTGTGGATAGTTGGAAAGACGAGTTCGCTTTAGTAGTCCTATTAGCTCCTGCTATATTAGTCTTCATACCCGGAATGAGAGAGTATGTAAAAGAAGGCTTTGAGATATTAGCTACATTACCTGATTGGTATCAGTATTTATTATATATAGCTATATCTGCGTCTTTTGGTATCAAAGGTGTAGGACAAGCAGCTAAGATGTTGAAACGCAAATGAGTTGGAAAGCCTTGACATTTTTAAAGATTTCTGCTATAACCTGTAAGATAGGGAACTATTTTTGGCATCTACACGTAAAAGAAATACGTAAAAAACAATTAGAATTAGGACTTAGAAGATGAACATAAATACATTAAGAGAAGAAATTGAGGCAGATGAGGGTGTAAAATATGAACTGTACTATTGTTCAGAAAATCATTTGACTGGAGGCATTGGGCATCTTATCACAGAATGGGATGTAGATTATTACGGTAAACCTATAGGATATCCTGTATCTGAACAACAAGTACAAGATTGGTTTTTAAATGATGTACAAGTTGCAATACAAGACTGCCAAACTATATTTGGTTCTTTTGATAAACTACCTGACGAAATACAACACGTATTAATCAATATGTCATTTCAACTTGGTAAACCTCGTTTATCTAAATTTAAGAAGATGATAGCTGCTGTGGAAGCAGAAGACTATCAAGAAATGGCAAATCAGATGGAAGACTCACGTTGGTACAAACAGACAACCAACAGAGCACAGCGTTTAATAGATAGAGTTGTAGCACAAGGAATACCACATTGAGCAGAGAACTAACAGAAAGACAAAAAAAGTTTTTAAATGTATTGTTTGATGAAGCGAATGGTGATGTTGTACAGGCAAAATTACTTGCAGGATATTCAGAACATACATCTACTTCTAGTGTTATAGCTTCTATGAAAGATGAAATCATGGATGCTACTCAACTATACATGAGTAGAAATGCACCTAAAGCTGCTGTAGCTATGGTGAGTGGTGTAGATGACCCTACACAATTAGGTATTAGAGATAAGCTATCTGCTTCAAAAGAATTACTAGATAGAGTAGGTCTAATTAAAACAGAAAAGGTGCAAGTAGAAGCATCAGGTGGTGTAATGTTATTACCACCAAAAGCAAAGGAGTAAACAATGGTAGCAGGTATTATATCTAAAGCATTAAAAAAAGCAGTAAAGAAAAAACCTAGTGCTAAAACTATTAAAGAAAAAGCAAAAGCAAGAGCTAAAACAAGAAAAAAAGCAGAAAAAGTTTTTAAAGCTCCTGAAGCTAGAACTAGAACACAACCTAAGTTAAGAACTTTAGATGACCCTAAAGCACGTAAAGCACTAGATAGAATGACTTTACCAAAAGCAAAAAAGATAATAGCAGATAGGATTAAAAAAAGTGCTAAACCCGGAGAAATGAAACTTAGAAAGCAAAAAGAAAAATTACTCGCTACTAAAGTTAAAGGTGCTGCGGCTAAAAAAGAAAGAAAAGAAAAGTTAAGAGAGTTAAATAAAAAAATATTTGCTATGACAGGAAGATTAGAGGGTATAAAAAATCCTATGTTTGAAGCTGCAAATATTAAAAGAGGTAATCTTGTAAAAGCATCTCCAGAATTTAGAGCACCTAAAAGACCACCCGGATATGATGCAAAAATAGCAGAGAAACAAACTGCTAAAGTAAAAAGAGTTAGAGATGCAAATGCTAAAGCATTTAAAGTATTTAATGGTTTTGAAAGAGAAGGCAAAATAGTACCCGGTGAACTTGAAGCATTAAAACAAAGATTTGATAAAGCAGGTGGAGCATCTGAGCTAGGTATGTCTTTTACAAACTTTAAAAATATGTATAAAGGTCCTTACTATCTTGGTACGAAATATAG